CGTCGGCGTTGTCCAAGGCATCGCGTCAGACTCCTATCTCGTCCCACAACGATTGAAACTGCAATTGAATGGCCGGAAGCGGGCCGCGCCATATCGTGATGCGCGCCACGATCTTTTGCAGCTCGGTGCGCTCGACCACGACATCGAAGCTCGAGCAAATTTGGTTCTCGACGAACGGGCGCAGCGCCTCGCGGATGTAGGAATCGATCCGCGCCAAGGTCGAGCCTTGGCTCGCTTCAAACCCGGTGATCTTGTGCCGCTCGATCAGCCACAACCGGCAGCCAATCGGCCACGCCTTCCAAATCAGATCGGCATCGAGATCGGCCCACCAGCCGCGCCGGTCGTTGTCCTCGGGCGCGTTCGGCAGGACGTCGTCGGGCAGCGCCAGCCGGTTGGTGCCGAGCGCCACTATCACGGCGGTCGCCAACGCCTCGGCCTCGTCGATCAGCCCGTCGCGCTTTTGCAACAGGTCGAACGTCACCGCAAACGGCGAAACGATATCGTAGAGTCTGAGGTCGCCCATTCAAACCTTTGCGGTTGTCTGTTTTGCCATGCCCGACTCGGTGCCAACCTTGGGCGCGCCTTCCCCGGCGCTATCGAGGCCGAGGAACGTCGGCCCGACGGTTTCAAACCGCGTGGTCGCTTTGTCGGTGATGGTTTTCGACGTGACCGTGATCTTGTCGGCCTCGATCAACACCGAGCTGTTGCCGACCTTGAACTCAATCTTGGTTGGATGATTGACGGACCAAGAGTCCTTGGTCAGCGTCAGACTGGATAAAACCTTTTCCTCGGCTTGCGCGCCTTGGCCATCGTCCTTGGCGTCCTTGGCTTTGGTCTTGGGCATTTTGTCGCTGTCCATAATCTGCGCGACAATCTTTTTGCCTTTCGGCGCGCTGGTCACGATGCCGTCGCGCGTGAAATGCACTTGCTGGCCTTGGTCGTCGAACAGCGCAACCTCGCCCTCTTTCAGGTTGCGCAGCCGATAGCGGCGGTCGCCGGTCACGATCAGAACGCCGTGCGAGCGTTGCCCGCCGGTAAACACGATCAGCCCCTCGGCCTTTTTCTTTTGCTTACCCTCGCCGGTCGGTTGCTTGACCCGCGAGGTCAAACCATACGGTTCAAAATGCTCGATCTCTTTTTGCTTTTCCTCGGTGTAGAGGCTGATCTCATGCTCGCGAAACAACGGGTCGTCGTCGTTTTTCTCGACGGTGACGCGCTTGATGGCGTTTTTCATATTGTCGCCAAGCGTGCGCGTCGAGACTCGCATCAGGGTTCCTCTTTCGGTTGCGCCGGTTCCGCCGATGACGGTGCAGACTCGGGCGTTGCATTGGGGCCGACGCTGATCTTGTCGCGCCCGCCGAGCCGATCCGGCAACACCAACTCGAGCGTCGTCGTGGTGCCGGTCGAGTCGTTTTGCCGACAGGTCGCCGCTTGAATGCCGAGCTTGGCGCGATCTTGCGGCAGCAACATCGGCGAATAAAGATTGATCAGGTTGCCGACCTCGTTCAACCAAAGCTTACCGCCCTGACGCTGCCAGCCGCGCACCGTGATGTTTGCGGTGAATATCGTGGCGGCGTTTAGATCGACCGAATGATTGGCAAACATCTGCGCGTCTTTAACGTCGCCGGGCTGCGGCATCACCGCCAACAGCGGCGCGGGAATCTTGCCCGCGAAATTCGGATTCTTCGCCTCGGCGGATTGCGCCCGCGCCTTGTCGCCCCAATGCGCGTTGGTGCCGTGCTGATCGCCGTCGACCTTGATGGTGTCGGCGGCGTTGTCCTGTGACCACACCAGCTCGGCTTGCAGGATGTTGCGGCCCTCTTGCAGATCGGCGACCTGTTGGCCGCCGCCGCGAATGCCGATCAGGTTGCCCATTGCGTTATCGAGCAAATGGATATTGCGCATCTGCGCCAAGCGCAGAATGAATTGAAACGGGCTTTCGCCCCAATGCAAGCTGACGCGCTCGAATATCTTTTCCGCGCCTTCCGGCATTCCCTTGAGCGAAAACGTGACGCCATATTTTTTGGTGGCGGCGTTGGCAAGCTTTTCGAGCGTCTGATTTTTGAATTGTCCCGGCGGCAGCACCAGCGAACTTTTGGCCAGCGCGGCGGTGTTTGATTGAATGATGAATCGCACGTTATGCGAATTGCCATCGTAGCTAACCTGTCGCACCGTCACCGCGCCGGTCAGCGCCAGCTCACCCGCCAGCGTGATCTTGACCGGCGCGCCCGGCGGCAGCCGGATCGATTTCCAACCCTTGCCGAGGTCGCCGATCTCGGCGACCACCAAGGTCGCGCGCGACACGATGTCGCCAGCGGTGCGGGTTACCTCGACCTCTTTCCAAAACTTATAGAGCGTGCCGCCAGCTTGAACGATGCAAATCTCTTGCGGGTTTGCCATGTCATTGCGACAGCGCGCGAACCGGCATTTGCATGAACGCCGGATGCACCGGGCTATTTTCGGCGACCAGCTCGTCGCCCCGCGTCGCGTCGCTATAGAGCCGCTGCGCGATCCATAGCGCGGGCTTGGGCAGCGCGAAATTATAAACCACGATCTGCGGCAACGGGCGCTCGCGCGTGGTCAGGTCAAACGTCACCGCCGCGTGCAGCGCGATGATCGAGCGATAGGAGGCTTGATCGAGGCTGTTGCCCGCGATGGTTTCGGCCTGATCAAACGCCGCGTTCATCCGCTCGATATAGGCGTCGACCTGTGGTCGGCTGGTCAATGTGGTCGCCGCCAGGACGCGCGCGCATTGCACCAGCGCCAACCGGATCGCGGTGTTTTGTACCGAAAACGCCGCGTTGTATTTCACCGGCATGGCGACGATGTGCTTGCGCACGGTGTCGAATTGCTCAACGGTGCCGCCCGCCTGACGCACCAGATCGAACAGCTCGGCGAGCGGCGCGCCTATCGCGGCGTTGTCGATCAACGATCCGGCGTTGGCGATCAGATCGCCAGCGGCGAGCCGCACCATCGAGCCCGCCCGCCCGGCGTCGACGGTGACAACCTTGATCAGATCGGTCGCCACGGCGATGGCGAGCTTGGCCGCCTCGTTGCGGGCGAGTGAGTTCATTCGATTACATTGCCTTGGTCATCGGTGATCGGGCCGATGGGACCGACCGTCACCTCGCCCTTGGGGCTGGCGTTGCTGGCGTTGCCATCGCCGGGCTCGGTTAGTCCTTTGTTTGAGCTGTCGACGGTTTGGCTTTCGGTAGAGTCGGCGGCGGCGTTGGCCGCGCCTTGGCTGTCGACGTTGATCGAAAATCCGGCCTCACCGGCCTCGACGAATTGCATATCAAATTCGGCCATGCCACCGGCTTGCCGGGTTTCGCGCACGGTGTAATCGCGCACTTGCACCATCACCGAATCGCGCTGCAACAAGGTCGGCAGGATCAACAGCCCGGGGCCCGAGGACTCCAGCGCCAGCACCAACATTTCGCGATAAATGATGTAGTCGGGCCCGATCACATAACCGGTCACCGGGAACGAGCGCGCCTTGCGGCCCATGTCCTCGGCATAAGGCATGTCACGTTTCGGAAATTCGTGCAGCACGATGCGGCGGCCCGACGATCTCGAGTTGGCGTCGACGTGAAACGGTGCGCCGCGAAACAATGCGGGCACCAGCATTGCGCGCCAAAGCGGTGTCGCCATTCAGGCATTCTCGCTTGCGAGCGGCGCGGTGTTGCCGCCGTGCACCGTGACATCGGAAAACATGCCGCCGATTCCGGGAACCGGCGACAGCTTGCTATTCTGAAACCCGGCGAGATCGATGCGCACGCTGGCATCGCCCTCGACCCGTGTGGCTTGGTTGGATTGCTTCGCCGCATATCGAAACTGATCGCGCGGCACCTCGGGTTGGTCGGCCTCGGGCGGTTTCGGGCGCGGCAGCGGCACGGCAGCCCCGCCGCCGGGGCCGGTATAGGCGTCGACGCCCGGCACGCCCCGGCGGTACCGATCAGCGCGCGACCTCTGGTGTGGCAGCGCGGGCTTGAGATATTCGCGCAGAAAGTCGACCGCCGAGTCGGGGCCGCTGCGGGATTCCCGCAATTTTTTCCACAGCGCCGGATAGCCGGTGCGCAGCCGCTCGGTGAGGAATTTGGTTTGCAAGCGCGGGTCCTGCCAACTCGCGCCGGGATGGTTTTCTTTCAACCATTTTGCATAGTTATTCCATTCGTGGCCGCCCTCTTGAAACAGCCCGTGTGCAAAATGTGCCTCGCCGCCAAATTTTGGCTGATCGGGATGGCGCAAATTCGGATTGAACCCGCTTTCATCTTGAATGTTTTTAAGGATGCCCGCAATTGCAGACTCGGGTAACCCGGCCCTGCGCAGCTCATCGACAACGGTGCCCGCGACCGCGCGCTTGTCGGCTGACCCCGGGCCGCCACCGGGCGGGGCTGGTTCGCTTTGGTTGCCGCCGCCGCCAGGCCCTGCGCGATGAGCGCCGGGGCCGCGCTGGCCGCCGCCACCCCCGCCACCGCCACCGCCGGGAAGCGATGCGCGGATCACCGAGGCACCGCCGAACGTGCTGCCGCCCCCGGCGGTGCTGTCGGCGCTTTCGCTCAACGCCATTTTTTTGAAGGCGTCGACCACACCCTCGCTGGTGCCGGTCTTGATCAGCTTAACGGTTTCCTCTTTGCTATCGCCGCCGCCGCCCGGCAAGCTCTGCGGTTGCCAAAACCGTTTTTCAACCGACTCGTTTGGCGTGGTGAAATGCGGCAGGAAACCGCGCCAACCTTTCTTTTTCCAATCCTCGATAGGGTTCGGTAAGTCTTGCAACATTTTGCGAATTTTTTCGAGATCGGCGACGATGCTTTTGAAATCGACCGCCGCCTTGTGCACCTCGTCGGCAGCCTTGCTTGCGCTGCCCGAAACGAGATTCAGCAATTTGGTGAAATCGTCGAGCCCGCCCTTTTTCGCCAACTGGTTGATAAATTTTTCCCACGCCAACGCCATGTTGGTCATGGCCTCGTCGAACCGCTGCGCCGAGTCCTTGGTCGCCTTGTCGAGCGGTCCAACGGTCTTGCGATATTCCTCGATGGCCCGCTCGCGCTCGGCCCGGGGAATCTGCGCGAGGTTTGGCGGCAATTGCAGCCGCTCTAAAACCCGCCGCTTGTCTCGCGGGTTGGAAATTTTGTCGACCAGCTCCAACACATAATCGAGCTGTTTGTTGACATCCTTAATGCCCTTGAGCTGGTTGTAAGCCCAACCGATACCAGCGCGCCCGAGCCACGTCGCCAAGCTGTCGGGCCCGCCGACGCCCTTGCGCACCTTATCCATTTCCTCGGCAAAGCCGCGAAACCCGGCGCGCATCTGTTCCGAGGTAATACCGACGCGTCGACCGACCGCCTCCAGCTCGCGCATCTTGTCGATGCTGACCTTGGTTTCGGTGCTGAGCCGGGTCAGCTCGTTGATGCTGCCGCCGAGGCTCTTGAGCCCTGCGACAAACGTCGCCAAGGTCCCGGCCACACCGGCAAAGCCAAGCCCCAACGTCTTGAGGCTCGGCATCAGCAACCCGGTCACCGATGAGGCAACGCCGTGGATCGATTGCCGCAACCCTTCAAAGCCCTTGGCGGTTTTGGTTGCGCCTTCGCCGCCCTTGCTGCCGAGTCCCTCTAGTTCCTTTCGCAGCGCGTTGAGCGGCTTGCTAAACTTGTCGACGATCTCGATGACGATCTTGACCGCTTCCTCTTGGTCGGCCATCGATCACGCGCTTTCGGTTAGCGGCACATGGCCGCGATGCAGCTCGACCTCGTTAAACACCCCGCTCGATGCCGCCGTTGCTTTGGTGCCGCGCGGGAAACCGTTGAGGTCGACCCGCACCTTGGCCGCGCCCTCGACCTTGCCCGGCTCGTCGTTGGCGGCCTCGCGCAACCGCTCGCGCGGCGGCGGCGGTGTCTCGTCCTTGTCGGGTAGCTCTGCCGGGCGGGATCGCGGCAGCGGTACCTTTTTGCGCGCCTCAAATTCTTCCTTGCCCAAAATCTCGGCCTTACCGTCGCGCCCGATGTGCAGCATCAGCGGCCCCTTGGCCGCTTCCTCTAACAATATTTTTTTGAACGCGGGCCACTCGCTGCGTGGCACGCCGAAACAGCCTTGCGTATAGAGCCGGTCGAGCATCGCGCCGCTCGACGGATGGATTTGAATCCCGGTGCGCGGTCGCCCGGGATATTTCGGATCGTCGATCTCGCCGCCGGGCCGCCCGATGGTGCCGATTGAGCCGATGCGCTGGCCAATGGCACCGATGCCCGCGCCGGGCCCGACGTTGACCGGGAAATCACCATAGGGGATCGAGCCACGCCCGCCGCCGCCCGAACCCCAATGGAAGGTTTTGCCGCCGATCTTAACGGTGCCGCCGATGTAGCCGGGCCGGTCGCCTTGGTTCGGCGCGCTGCCGCCGCCGCCCGGAGAGACACCGCCCGGTGCCGCTGCCGGATCGCCGCCAGGACCACCGGGGCCGCGCTGGCCGCCACCGCCGCCGCCGCCGCCGCCGCCGCTCGGGCCAAGCGAGGCGCGGATGACCGGCGCGCCGCCGAACGTGCCGCCCGCCCCATCACCGCCCATGTCGAGCGCCAGCTTTTTGAAGGCGTCAACCACGCCCTCGCTGGTGCCGGTCTTGATGACCTTGGCCGGATCGTCACCGCCCGGGCCCGGTGCGCTTTGCCGCTTTAATCCGCCACCGCCGGATGCCTCGCCGGGTTTGATCACATTGCCGCCGAACAGGAACCGTAGAGCCTTCGCCGCCGTGCTGATGTTGTCGGCAAAGGTTTTCGAGTTGGCGGCGACCGTTTCGAGCAATGCCGACATCGCATCGAGGCCGCCGTTTTCGGCGAGCCGCTTGGTGAACACCTCCCACGCTAGAGCAAGGTTTAACATCGCTTCCTCAAAGCGATGCGCCGACTCCTTGGTTTGCTTATCGAGCGGCCCGACAGCCTTGCGGTATTCCTCGATGGCGCGTTGCCGCTCGGCTCGCGGTATCTGTGCAAGGTTCGGCGGCAATTGCAGCCGCTCTAAAACCCGCCGCTTGTCTCGCGGGTTTTCGATCTTGTCGACCAGCTCCAACACATAATCGAGCTGTTTGTTGACATCCTTGATACCGCGCAATTCGTTGGCGGCCCAACCGATGCCAGCGCGTCCAAACCACGCTGACAGGCTTTCGGACCCGCCGACGCCCTTGCGCAGCTTGTCCATTTCCTCGCCGAAACCTCGGAAGCTTGCGCGCATTTGCTCCGAGCTGATGCCGACCCGGCGGCCCACCGATTCCAGCTCGCGCATCTTATCGATGCTGATCTTGGTTTCAGTGCTGAGCCGGGTCAGCTCGGCAATGCCGCCGCCGAGGTTTTTCAATCCGGCGACAAACGTCGCCAGCGTTCCCGCCACACCAGCGAAGCCGAGGCCCAACACCTTGAGGCTCGGCATCAGTGTCGAGGTGATGGATCGCGAAGCGGTGTGCACGGTGTCGCGCAGCTCGTAAAAACCTTTGACGGTTTTCATCGTGCCGTCGCCGCCCTTGTCGGCGAGCGTGCTTATTTCTTTTCTTAAATCGATCAGCGGTTTGGAAAATTTGTCGACGACCTCAATAACTATTTTTACCGCTTCCTCTTGGTCGGCCATCGGTTACTTGTCCTTGAAGGCGACCAGCTCGCGGATCAACTCGTGGATCATCGACATCGGTAGATCGGCAAACTCCAACGGGCTGCAATGGAAATTCAAACCGAGGCCGATGCAATCGCCGATCAGATCTTGCCCGGCACCGGCACGAAAAAAGGCGTCAGCCCCCACGCCGCCGTGATCCAATCGCGCGGCGACATTGCCATGATCGACGACGGCGGCACACCGGCAAGCGCGCTCATCATCGCGTTCATCCGGCGCTCGTCGTGTAGAATTTTTGGCGGGTCCGAGATCGGATCAAAGATCACCGGGTTACCGATGTTCAACAGGTCGCGACCGGTCGGCTCGCGAAAGATCAGCGTCGCAACCTGTTGACCATGGGCCTCGACCGGGCGCGACAATTCCAGCGTATAGGCTGGCAATGGCGCGTCGGGCTTTTCCTCCGGTACCGGCGGCGCGGCGTTTTGCCGAGCCTTGAGGTCGGCGATGGGTGCCGCCATGTTACGCCGCCGCCGCTGCAAGCTCGTCGAGGCTCATGCCCTCAAAGCGGACATGAAACTGACCATCGCGCAGATTGACGGTCGAGCGTTCGGCGCGCCACGCGTTGCGCAAAACCCAAACCGTGCCGTTGGCGGCCTCGACGGTGATCGTGGTGTCGGTCATGGCGTCGATGTCCTCGACGCTGGTGCCTTCCAGCGTCGACACATCGCCCGCGATGTACGGCACCACCGGCAACTCGCTGTAGCCGTGGACTCGATCTTGTCCGGCGATGCCGGTGCGCTCGTAACGCGACGGCATCACCTCTAGATTGCCGCGAACGGCGAGCTGTGCGCCGTCAGCGGACCAATACGCCACACCGGCAAACCTGTTGCCCATGTTCAAGACTCCTGATGATGATGTTGGATTGGGTTAGACGACGAGCGCGCGCCGCTTACGCCGCGACGTTCTGGAACACCGGGTATTGCAAGCGGAACTGCGCCAGCACCGCGAACATGCGGAGTTGATTCACGACGTCGGGCGGATACAGGACATTGACCCGGTTCGGATCGATGTCGTCGCGCTCGACGATCAGGAATTTCTTGAACGCGTCGCCGTTTTCAACGAGCCCGTCATATTCGTCTTGACGATACTCGGCGACCAGCTCGGCCTTGATGATGTTCGGCGTGACGATGGCCTGACCGGGGCCGAACCGCGTGCCGTTGTTGGCAAGCTTGTGACGCGGATACTTGTTGGTGATGGCTTGCCGCATCCGCCGGAACAGCTCGGCCAATGTCGCCAGCGTCGTCATCAACTCGTAAGCGTTGTCGGATTGTCCGAGCGTGTTTTTCTGGTAGGTGGTTTGTTCGCGAGCGATGGTCGGCACGCCCGACGCGTTGGTCATCTGCACCGCAAGACCGATCCCCGCCAGCGCATTGGTCTGCGTCTTGTTGAACCTCCAGTTTTTCGGCGCGGGCATCACGCCGTCGAGCGTCAGGGTTTGCAGCGGGCGCGCCGGATCAATCGACAACGCCTTGGCCGCCTCGGCGCAATAGGCCCCGATCCATTCATAGATCGGCGTCGGCGCTTGCGGCTCAAACGCGATGATCGACATCACGCCCGAGTTGTTGGTGGGGCCATAGCTGAACAGGTTGGCGTAAGTGTCGCGCTTGGCCGACATCACGTGCCCGTAAGACTCGCGCAGCCAGCCCCACCGCCCCGAGTCGGAAAACCCGTATTCGGTTTCCCATGCGATCAGCGAGCCGGTGTCATTCATGCCGAGCCCGACATATTCGTAAGGCTCGTCACCGAGCGCCGCGATGGCATTGGTCCAAACCGGCGTGCCGGTGCCGCCGCTCAAGCTGCCGTTCACCGGCAAGGTCAACGTCATCCCGGTCGGCATGACCTCGCCGCCATTCGGCCCCAACACGTTGAGGTCGACGCGGATGTCGTTGGCGGTCTGCCCCTTCCAGCGCGAGGTGAGCGTGACCACGCCAGCGGCGACCGCTGTGGTCACCGGCAGCGGCAGCGTGTCACACACCGCCTTGATGTTGGCGGCGACGATGGTCGGCGTGTCGCCGGTCGCGACATTCACGTCGACGCTTTGCCCGGCGATATAAAGCGACAGCGTACCCGCTTGGGTCGGCCCCGCCGTGACGGTGATGGTGCCGGTTGCGACATTGCCCGCCGCCGGTTCGGCTATCGGCAGCAACAGCACCGGCGTCGATTTGTTGATCTGGAAAAACCGCTCATACATGCGGGCCAGCGGCGAGCCGACCCCCGCCAAGCTTTGCGCGTCGGCGACCGAGCCGCACGCGATTGGCACGTCGACCGGGGCCAAGCCGCTGGCCAGCTTGTAGTCGACCAGCAACGCATATTTCTGCGAGGTCGGCGTGCCCGCTTGCGACGGGTCAACCTCGATGTAGATCAGCGGCAATTTCCAGCCTTGCGGAATGTTGTTGAACGAGATCGGCATGGTTGACTCCGTCGGTTAAGACAAAAGAAAAGGGCCGCTGCGATGCGGCCCCGGTGGTCAGCGTTTTTTGCGTTTGTCGGCGGGCGCGTCGTCGTCGCCCGGCGGATGTTGTTCCGGCGGCGGTTCGGCGCTGCGCTGTGGATCGCCGCTGCCCTCGGGCGGCGGGTCGATGACCTCGGCAATGTCGCCGTCGCGGATCAGCCGGAACGTGTATTGGTCGGCGGTCCAAAACCCGCCCTCGGCGGGCAGCTTGCCGTCAATCGGATGCGGCGGCAGATCGTCGCGATTTGGTGTGACCTTTATCTTTGCCATTGTTGCCTCGTCTGGTTTGCGTTGCGATTTCCCATTGCATTTCCACCGGCGGCGCGTCTGGATTCTGGATCGGGCGCGCCGTCACGTGCACGCGCGCTAGGTCGTCGGTAATCACCGGCTTGAATATCGCGACGCCGAGATCGACCGACATATCGAATTGCATTTCGAGCAACGGCGTTTCGTTATCGAGCGCCACCGAGCCATAGACCAGCAGCATCTCGCCGCGCGTGATGCCTTGCATGATGTTGCGGTCGAAGCCGGTCAGCGTGGTGTCGGTCAACAGCCCCTCGGTGATGGTCTTGAACGCCTGATCGAGCGTTGCCTCGCCGTCCTCGGCGTCGTTGTCGACCACCACCACCGAAAAGCCGATGCGGGCGCTGTCCTTAAATCGGATGTCGCCGTGATTGGCATCGCCTTCCGGCATCCACATCCGGTTGATCAGATAGACCCCGCAATACGGGATGTTGTCGACCTGAATGCGCAGCGCCTTGGTCTTGGCAAACGTGAAGCCCGCAAAAAACGGCATCGCAAACACGCGGTCGAACATCGCATCGCGCGCGATCAGCGCGGGCGTCTGCGTCGTCATTTCGGCTTGACCAATTTCAGCGACGGCTTGCTGGCCGCCATGATCTTGCGCAGCGTCAGCGTTGTCTCGCCGCCGCCGTTGCGCACCACGTCGATGATCTCCCACAGCCCGGCGTCGGGCAGCCCGCTATCGCCGGGGATCGCGACTTGATCGCCCTGCATCGGCAGCACCGCATATTCAGCCTCGCGGATGTCGAGAATGGTGCGCTGTTCGGAAATGATCGAGCCGTCGAGCGCCACCACGTCGATGTCGCGGGTATCGAGAATGCCGCGCCCGACGCCGCCGGGCGTCAGCGTGATGGCGCGCCCGTAGGTGTCCTGAGTGTGCACATAGAGCGCATCGGAAAAATCAATCGGCATTCATTTGCCCTTGCGCTTGTAAACGCTGATCGAGCGATAGCCGCTCGGCGCGACGAACCGCCGCCGCTTGCGGCGCAGCCGCGTGATGGTGGCGG